TTAGTTACGAATACGAGGGTCGTCTATTCGGTTCACCACATTTCGTAAGCTATGACTACGAGAACAAACCCCGTAAGAGTATTTCTGTGAGAACTGCAACTTTACTTCATAACGGTACTTATTCAGACTCCCATGGTCGTGGATTTGATTATCCATTTGACTTCAGCCACTATAAAATCCGTAAAGCTAAAGCTGCTAAGATTGTAAATATTGTGAACATCCAATTGAACAAGAAAACTGGACACATTCGCACTACAAGCAATCTTGTAAGCTTTGTAGACAAGGCTTATGAATACATGCTTTATTCTAAATATCTGTGAGGAGGGTTGTATGTCTAGAGACCGTATTTATGTGTTTCAAAATGCATGGTGCTGGGCCTGTGAGTTCAGCCTAGCCACTCACAGTAAATTTGGAAAGTATCAGGAAGTAGTTTTAGGCTTTGGATGGAATGACCGAGAAGTAAGCGAGATGGTTTGTAGCTTACTTGAGGAAAATAGTCTTGAACTATTCTGTGAGACAAATCAATAGAAATTTATAGAGCAGCTAGTCCTTGAGATTGGCTGCTCTTTTTGTTAATATGTATTTATAAATTAAATGGGAGGCTTTTGAGTGAACAAACAACAGCTAGAAAAACAAATGCAATTACTTCACAAAGAACTTTGCTCTGTAGACAAACGTTGTAAGCGCATAGCCAAAGCTTGTGATATCCCACCAAATGATTTGATAGCTTATGCTGTACAACAGACTCAAGCTGTACTAGATTACATTGAATCACTGAAGCAACAGGAACCTAAAACATAGTCTCACTGAGGAAGCCCCTCAAGGACAAACCAAAATGAATATTTCTTCTGTAAAGCTTATCCTGACAATATCCTTGACTGTTGTGATAACAGGCTGTACAATTGCCCCACCAAAGCAGAATGTTATCATCACATCGGCAATGTATAACAGATGGCATGATGCTGTGTTCAAGGAATGTCAATCTAAAGCTTGGGATGTTACACGAGAGCTTGTGATTGAGAAGTCTAAGGAAGGGTATAAGTTTACAGAGGAAACAATTACAGATATTCATAGTTATTTGGTTAAGAAGTGTTCTATGAATAGTGGGATTACGATTTAAGGAGAATGATATGAAAGAATTTGTACCTATGAGTGATGAACAACGTCAGGTTGTCAAAGAAAAACGAGAAGCTGCACAATTGTGGGCCAAACAAAACCTGAAAGATGATTTTGCTGATGAACCTGTGTGGCGAGCATTAGGGTCTCAGTATAATGTAAGGTTTCCACAACGACATGTTCCAGGAACTGAATTGAAGTATCTGAAGCGCACATGTAAAAAGCTTGGTATTGAGATTAGTAGCTTTCTAGAGTCAACCGGATTTACTACATTGAAGCAGTTGGCAGAAACTAATAAGACTTACCCAAGTTGGTCACTTGTAGGCTTGATTTTGGAGTTTTATCATGACAACAAAACAAACGACTATAAATACCCTGTGAAAATCGATTCATGAGGCACTTTTACCGAGAGTTTTTGTTAGTTCTAGAAGAGTTCTCGAAATAAAGCTTGCCTAGTATGTCTCAGACTGTTATACTTAATTTGTAGGTGAGAAATTACCGATAAACATTTTAGGAGAGAAATATGTTATTTATAATCTACTTGGTTGTAATTTTGTTGGCTTGTTACATAAACGCAGCCACATGTTATGCACGAGGTATTAAATATCCTTGGAAAGAGGATATCTTGCTTTGTGTGTTCTGGCCTGTTACGATGCCTATAGCAATTTTAGCTATCATTGCATCTGAGAGTAAACCATAATGGTTAAGTCACACGAAGAACAGTTCGAAACATTCCTATCCCTAGCACAGTCTTGGGGAATGGATACCACATTAATGGATGTGAAGCTACACCCTACACTGGACAAATACTTCCAAGACTTGAACACCCAAACAAGCTGGATGTTTTACACAAAGGCTTATTGGACTGGTGTGTTTGATACAGATGCTGAACGACGAGAGAAGGGGATTTATTATGTCTGAATGGTTTGATAGTGAAAATTATAATAGTGACGCAAGTCCAAAGAAGTGTAAATATTGCGGTGGTATACACTTTCTTGAGATGACAAAAGCAGTAGATAGTGGGTATACATCAGAGTTTGAAATTGTATGTTGGAGTTGTAGTGCAACTGTGGCTTACTGGGCTTACGGAAGTTATGATCCATGTTTTGCTAACCTACATCCAACAGAAGGACCATAAAATGAGCAATCACATCAAAGTACGTACAATTAATGGAGTAACATCATTCTACACAGCACAAGATGGAGTTGTATTGAAATCAATCTCATCTATTCGCTTTGCAGATGTTGAGAATGCTGTCTTTAGTATTGTTAAGAAAGATGGTGAATACTACACATACCTTCCACAGCGAAATATGCAGCTTGTAAAGCTTGTAGACGCTTTGGATAAAGGCTACCTGATTTACAAGGTGAGTTGATATGGAATGGATTATAGTTTTTCTGGTGATGTTTATCTATGTAATCGGTTGTAATTATTGGTTGTGTCAAAGGAACGAAGCACTTAGAAATGAACTAACCAAAGCAAATGAAGACTTATGCAAGCTAAGGCTGATGAACAAGCTCTGTCATGATTGGGATGGTAAATTGATTAAGGGAGTGGATTACAGAGATAACGTTTGAATCTAATACAATGCATTTCTAGATGAACACTAAGTTTTGCATTGTATACTAAACAATTAGGAGAGAAAATGATTAAACCAGAAGATGTTGAAGTGTCAATTTACCCAGATATAAAATCTAAGGGAGGCCAACGCGTAGGGCTTACAAGTTCAGGTGTACTAATCATGCATAAGCCATCAGGATTGGGTGTTGTTAGTATGAATGAACGCAGCCAGCACAAGAACAAAGAAAAGGCACTAGAAGTTCTTGAGTGGTGGTTAACTTTTGAGCAATAAAAGAGACCTACCACAACCAAGTGTTCCGGTCTACTACAGAGAGCTAGCAGCTTCCCTTAACCCAGATGGTGATAACGTTCACCTCCCAGATACATCCCTCCTAGCAACTCAATATTTAAAATATGCTGATGATTATCAGAAAGAAGAAGAAAGATTACTGTACAAGTGGAAGAAGGCTAGCTATAATCGTGGGGTTGGTAAAAGTAAGAAATTTAAATAGGGGAGAATAGGTGGATAATTTTATAGAAGACACTATCGTCAGGATGAAAACCAATATTGAAAACTGCCGTAACGATGCTCGAAGAGCTTTTTATCAAGGGTTTGTAAAACAATCTAAGGAACTTATAGCCGTTGCTATGAAATCACAAAGTGAATTGGATGACTTAGTAGACTATCTGAAAAGTAAGCAGACCAACCATGGTCTGCAACCAGAAATAAGTAGACCTCGCAGTGAAACTCCTAAACCACCACTAATGCGTGTGGGGTGTAATCGCAATCCTTGTCCGCTGTGTGGTAGTGGGATGAAACCTAATTGGTTATTCTTTAAATCAAAAGGTTGTTATCAATCTGAATGCGAGAATTATTGGAGGAATAAATGAAATATCTTAAAACACTAATAGGGCTTCTTTGCCTACTAGTCATGGGATTTATTGGTTGTGTGCTTTGTGCAGGTCTTGGCATGCTGATTGCTTTTACATTTGTAGTTTTCCCTATTTGGCAAATTGCTATTGGAACTATATTAGGCTCGATTGGTGTCTACTTGCATTTGATAGGTAAATAAAATGACTGAACCTCTGTGCACGTGTGGTAAGAGACCTAAACATAAATGCTGTGAGGAGAACGAGCACAAGAGTGGGAAGATGTGTTTGAGGGAAGGTACAAAGCTTCAAGACTTTATCAGCAGTCAAGAAGAGTTAGGTTATGAATTTGAAAAGATTCTTGCAGATAACCTAAGTGATTTATATTTGGAGTGAACAGTGAACCAATCAATCGAAGATCGTATGCAGAAAGTAGAAGATGAACTTAAACAACTTCGCAAAGAAATGGAAGATAGTATTGCACGATATAAGGCTGTACAAGATGGTGAGAAAATGCCATACTATCCTTTTACGAACGGAGATATCAGTAAGTTTCGTAGTGGGCAGATTGGGGATATCCCTGAAACAAAATGTCTGTGGGATAGCATCCCTGTAGAAGACCGTATGAAGCCTATAGGTTTATCATGTTCGTGTCGGAAGTTTTCGGCTTATTGTTGAGGAGGAGTTTATGAGTATTTTAATCTATATTGTAGGACTGCTTGTTTCTTTTGTAATAGGGATCAAGTATATTAAAAGTATTGGGCGAAAAGTAGATGAGGATGTTATCCTAACTGTACTTTTCTTATCCTTTTTCTGGCCGGGGCTACTGACAGCTTTGATTATTTTCATTCCACTTAGCTTTTTGTTGAAGGGGTTAAAATATTCCGTGGATAAATGGCTATGACAATCAAAGATAATGGCTGCAATGAAGATGGTTGGGATTTGTTTGAAGAACAAACTCGACAAGAATTTGAGTACTATGCCTGTCGTAGAGGTTATGATCTATATAAATATCCTGACTGCCCTTGGCAATACTTC